TCCGCAGTCTGCATGATAGCTGCATTCATTTGATCTAATGTGTCTGCACCATCAATTCCATAGGCTTTACCTAAAGCTGCATTTTTAGCGGCAGTTTCTGCATCTAAGTTAGGTGCCGCTGGACCTGCGTCAGGTGCGCCACCTGGGTCGCCACCAAAGAATGCATCCTTGGCTTGTCCTACACCATAGGCAGTAGCGCCAGTTACAAATCCAGACCATAGCGACGAACTAAGTTTGTTGCCCAGTAATAACTTGTCAGCCATTTTAATGCCGCCTAATATGGCAGCACCACCAAGACCGGCACCACTGATACCAGTTAATGCGATCAGAATAGCATAGATAGCACCCTGCATAATAGGATGCTTTTGTGCAAACTCTCTATATTTTTTGATCGCAGACATTACCGCACCACTTTGGCCGCCGGCAGCATCTGCCAATTTGTCTGTGAGCTTATCATATATTTGATCTGCACCAGAAACAGGGCCGGATTTAGAAATCTTGTCTGCTACACCTTGATATGCCTTATTGATAGCACTGGCAATGTCTGTTACAGCATCCTTGCCTTTACCGATTAGTGTTCTATTAGAACCGCCGGCTGTTACACCTTGCTCAACACGACCAAAGAGATCTAGGATCTCTTTTTCAGTCATTTTCTTTTCTACGATCATACGGCCCACAGACTTAAACGATCTGTAGATTGGATCTTCCATTAACATGGCTTCAGTTAGTGCTGTTCTTTTAACTAATTTAGATTCTGCACGAACACCGCCGCCGTACTTCCACACAGACTTGAACACCGCCAGAGTCTCTGGATCAGAAATTAAACGATACGGAACACCACCTGCAGACTTGGCTGCAACATACTTGTCCCACTCTGCTTTAAACTTTGCAGGGTCTGTAAACATTGCCGCACCCGGATCAACTGCTGGTGCTGGCGCAGGTGCTGGTGCTGGCGCAGGTGTTGTATCAGGTTTGCCGTCTTTATCTTTATCTTCGGGCCCAGGCTTAGGCGCAGGCCCAGGTGTTGTATCAGGTTTGCCGTCTTTATCTTTATCTTCGGGCCCGGGCTTAGGCGCAGGTGCACCTTCTGGACCTTCGGCATCTCTGGTCAACCACATGGCAATAACCTTCTTTAACCATTCCTGTGCTTGTTGTGCATTTAGACCAGGTGGCGGAGGCGGCGCTTGTATTCCAAAATATTTTGTAGCCCATGCTTGTATTCTTTTGCCCATGTCTGCGGGCTGTACCCCTTGAGCTTTTAAATTAACAATAGTGGCATTGAGATTTGGGTAGTATTGCTTAACATACTGTGCCAGCTGTTGCTCTTGAGCTTTTTGTTGGTATGCAGTATCATAATCATTGCCTGGAGTCATTGCTCCGCCAACACCAGCACCAACACGCTTCATCCAGTCGATCGGGCCTTCTTGTACGATTTCGTTTGATTTCATTTTATTTTCCTAATGCCTCTTGTGAATTTTGAGACATCTTGCGTACGAATGCTGTTCAGCAAACGGCGCTCTAATTCCAGCGCAGTTTCTGCATCATAGTTTTCTTTGATGTAGTTTACTAGATTAATAGCACCTTGAATTACATGGCTAGCACGACTTTCAACAAGGTTGTCCTTGTCGCGGTGTGCTAACATATTATCTAATTCGTCAAGAATACTACGGGTGCGTTTTTGCAAGATAGACTCCAATTGTAGTATTTATTGAGATAAAATAAAACGATTGGAGTTATTCTACAGCTCAGACGATGATTTTTTAAGATTAGCCAACATTGCTTTTACTTTGCTACCGCCAGTGACATCGGCTTTTACCACGGGCTTATCCCAAGCATGTGTGCCAGTGGGTCTTTCTTGTTTTTGCGTTGCAGTACTGTCAGACATTGTGCTTTTTGCCTTGATGCTCTGCATAATATTACTGGCCGGGCTCTTAAATTCGCCAGAATCTTCACCGCCAGAGTCTGTGATACGCATAGTTTCAATGTTATATTCTAAGTCAATTTTTTGCCCAACACCGGTACTGCTACGCGATTTCATACACTGAATTTGATAACGCCCACGCTCACGCATAGCACGGCTTGTAAAAATACCAAATACATTGTCTGCTGTGTTGATCTTACTAATACCACCCGAAATATGACTGTGATCAAACTCTACTTCCTCAACAGCACTACGGTTCAACTGACTTGCAGTAACCATTAGTATGCCCAGTTCTTTGGCTAAGTTACGCAATTCTTCCGACACATATTTGTCCTTGACAAACAAGTCATTGGGGCTAACTTTGGCGCTAACGGGCATCAGCAAATCCAAGTAGTCGATCATCATAAAGTCAACACGAGCATTGTTTTGTATTTGATATTCTTTTAAGAATGAACGAATATCATTGATATTGCTCTGTGCCGGCAGTGCTTTTACTTGATAAGTGCCAGATTTTTTACCCACCATTTTGATCTTAAGAGCAGTGGTTTCTTTGTCTCGGCGTATGTCCTTGGTGCTCATGTTAGTAAGCATGGCCGCTGTACGCAGACCAGTTAGCTCTTCCGAAAGTTCTAGTGTAATATATACGCCGTTTAATCCTGCCTGTACCCAATTCAGCGCAATGTTCATCATTACCAAACTTTTACCTGATCCAGACCCACCGGCAAAGATATTGAGCTCGCCTCTACTGAATCCGCCGTATAGCAGTTTATCCATCTGCGGCCAGCCAGTGCTGACTTGCCCGCCGTTGTCAAAGTATCGGGCCAACATACCCTCAGGGTCTGCCCAAAAGTTAGTGCCTAAATCCTTGGTTAAACTAATCTGTACTGCATCTTTGATAAGTTTTTCCACTGGATCAAATTCGCCCTTTTCTAATAGATCGGCGGCTTTAAGAATAGCTCGTTCCAGCTCACGCTTTTTAGTAAAACTTTCAAATTCTTCAAAGAACCAATTGTAATGCCCTTCATTCATGTCGGGCACGGCTTTGAGCTCTACTCCTGCGGTGGCACGAATTTGATCCAGTGTAGGCAATGTTTTATATTGATCGCCATGCTCTTTGATGAACTGTGCCGCAGAACGCAGACTGCGATCAAAGTTTTCTGCATTGTAGATATTCTGCACTCGCACATAGTTTTGTGCGTCCTGCAACATCATTTCAAGAAAAAGTTTTTGTAAGTCTGCGCTGTACTCTTTAACCATTTTGTATCTTTCGTTTTAGGATTTCTATTTTAAGTTTACTATGTTCTACGCTGTCCAGTATAGTTTTTAACACAAACAGTCGGCCATATTTTACCACAGCATCATTAACATCTTTGCAGTTTTCTCGCCATACAGGAAATGCCACAGACCAACCATATTCCATAGCTTGGTCTATTAACATAGACCCGGGCCAGACTCTGCGACCCTTGGCGTTAACATGCTGGTCAAAGTCTGGAACAACAATAACTTCCTTGCCTAAACTGTCAATGATGTCTGCCTGCCGCTCACTGCATTCGTTGCCTAGTATAGCAACACCGTCAATGCTCATGGCGTCAAATGTGCCTTCGACTACAATCACAAACTTGCTGTCAGGTCTTTGTTCGTCCATGTTGAACACAAAGTCTGCTTCGTGGTCTGTGTAGTATTTGGGCTTGATTCCATCTACCAATGTGCGGGCAGTCCAGCCTACAATTTGACCCTTCCAGTGGAAAGGCACAATTACCCTGTAATTTAATTTATGTTCAAGCTGTGGGGTCCAGTAAAATTCATAGCGTTGCATGTCAATGCCGCGATTGCCAATGTACTGAACTGCATCAATAAATTGTGTAGGATAATTATCCTTGTTGGCTAGTTTATAAAATTCAGCTAGGCCACTGAAAGTTGTTGCCTCCTCGGGCAATGGCCTAACCTTATAAGACACTGGCTCAGGATCGGGCACGGCCTGAGGTTGTAGTATTTCAAACTGCTCTTTGATGCGAATAGCTTCAATTACCAGTTGACGAACTTGATTGTCGTCGGCGCCAAACCACCCTAGTAGTTTGCGAAACTTATAGCTTAGTGGTCTGCCAGGCACATAACTGGTTTTGAACCCGCAGTTAAAACAATGATAACTAACGCTGTCACCATTTTGAATTAGGCCGCCACGCCCTCTAGTGTCTGCATTCTCGCCATGGTGTACGCAACAGGGCGCATCTGCACTGAGCCAACCAGACGCAGCCGTTTTTACACGGCGTCCAGTTTTCCATAAGTCAATGGTTCGGTCTACTACTGAATTGGTCAAGTTTAGTCTCAGTTACACTAGTATTATAGATTAATTTAGTGTAACAATCAACCTCAAGTCGGTAGAATTGGATAACGAATAATTACACCGCCGGCATAGCCGCCCCCGCCAGCACCGTGGTAGCCATACGGAACAGCACCGTATCCGCCACTGCCGTAATTGCCCCATCCGGGCACAGGTTGTGTTCCACCGTATTTCCCGCCACTGCCACCATACGATGTAGTGTTATCAGAGAATAACCCATTGGTTATCAACACCGAAGGTTCCTGGCCTGGCCATCCGCCGTAACTTACGCCACCGCCACCTGGGGCCCCTAGGTTATTAGGACCCAGGATAAAGGTTGTTGCAGTTCCGGGGCTACCATAAGCGTCCCCATAATGATAAGTTCCAGGTGACCCACCTACGCCAATGGTGACTACTCCTAATCCGTTCGCAATCTGTTGATCTGCAGTCAACGGTATTCTTGTATAGATAACTGCCCCGGGTCTCCCGGTGGTACTGTTATCATAGTGGTTGTTTCCAGAGCCGCCACCGCCACCACCAATAGTGATTACATCAATGTAGAAATCAGGAATATTCGACGGTCTTATAATATAAAATATTCCAGAACTACCAAACTCGTGTTGTATGTAGGTACTGGTCGAAGTAACCAGCCCGCCATGTGCAATTAAATTTCTCAGTGGCACTATACTAGGTGGTGTATATGATCCCGGTATTACATATCGAACAATAACTGTTCCAGCATTGCCAGCAGTTGGAGTATTACCTCCGCCACCTTTGCCCACAGTACCAGGAACCAACAAAGAAATATCAGCAGCCGACCTGGCCGAGCCACCGTTACCGTAATAGTTGTTACTGTTGTAAGGCCATTCAATACCTAAGCCACCAAAACTATCTCCTACAGTAGCATCCAGTCCCGGGCCGCCGGCACCACCACCACCAGCAGATAAACCACTACCGGCTCTTCCGCCCGGGTATCCGTAAGATGAATATATGATATTAGCCTGATGTTCAGGTTGAAGATAAGTGATCTTTCGTAGATAGGAATTATTGCCAGGGCTAGTTCCGCCCAGATATTCTTCGCTGGTAAAGCCCATACCTGCCGGTGCTCCGCCGCCGCCTCTGGCAACCATTACCATCAATGGCGCATTTTTGTCTGGTGCAGTAATGCCAGCACTCCAGCCATACTCACCTGCATATACACCCTTATCAGACACACCTGTTACTACATACTTGGCTCCGACTGCAACATTGGTTGCACAGTTTGTCTGCGTGGCATTTGTAGTCACTGATTTATTAAAAATACAGTTTTTTAACAGTACTTGCGTTACATTGGTACTGGGAATTTCTACGCCGGTTGTCTTGACAAAGAATGTAGAATTTTCAATTTTGAAATGACTGTTCTCTTGTATCCATGGATGAGTAAACAATCCCCAGGCAAAGGTCCAATAATTAGTGTTTTCTCTAAACACACAGTTATAAAAACTACCACGAGATCCTATTGCCAAACTTCCTACACCGTTATTAAAAAATGCCATTTTAATTCCGTCTGTGGTATCGTACATGTTTCTAACAATGGTAGCTCCGTATATAGCACTATAAGGATTTGCTAATACCGCCATTGGTGCATAGGGTGTATATGGGGCTTCTACCGGTGAAAAGTTGATAGTAACTTTGCCAGGGGCACATATAAAAACTCGAGGCAGACCTTTATCGTTAATGGGAGTTTGTACAAATGTATTGTTTGGAATTATAGGATCATAAGTGCCTTGAATAACAACAAAAACTATCAGGTCAGGATCGTCAGAGTTTTTGTTTAAAGCACTTTCAAAACTATTAAAAGCCGTAGCCAAGGTCAGTCCATCGGAATCATCACCAGACTGGCTGATATATCTTATCTGTTTACCATAAGAATAAATTAGTCTAACATAATTATCAGGGAATGCCCTAGTGCTGAGATTATTGTTAAAAAAAGCACTGTCTCCGCCGCGGTAACCACCAAATATTCTTCCTACGCCATTAGTGGCATAAGAGTCTGACACGGCACCACCTTGGCCAACAGTAACAATATAATTAGCAGTTGTAGGCGCAGGAAAGTTAGTTCTGATAGCCACAGAGCCGCCACCTGCACCGGAAAAACCTGCGCTACCACCACCGCCACCTACAGCAAAAATATCAATTACACTACTAGGTGTAGTAGAGGTAATGGTGAATCTGCCATTGGCTGTAAAGGTATGATACCTATACGAAAACTCAGAATCTGGGATAGGAACATCAGTGACGGTACCACCAGTGGCCGTGACATTGGATAATTTATATTCGTCGGTGTAAATAATAACTTTTCCAGGTTGGCCCGGATCTCCGGCTGTGTCACGATTTGAATCATCGTACAGCGCCGGCACCGAAATAAACCCAGACAGAGAGTTTACAAAATCTTGTTCCGACGAAACATAACCAGTGCCCCCCGACTCTGCCGGGCCCCCACGAAAGCCACCACCACCGCCACCTTCTCTGGCCACATTCTGAGGTTGACCACCAGCAAAAGAGTCGGTATTGTTAAAAACTTGTCCTATTGCTCCTCTCGGATTATTCAAAGATTGTCCAATGCCATTAGGGCTGTACTGATAAATTGATGATCCATAAGTAAGCAGTGCCTTTTCACCTAGTTGAGAAACTAAATTTCCTCCGCCAGCGCCAGGAAATCTCCATTGTTCGCTACCGTCATTATTAAATGCAGAAGCACCGCCACCGCCACCTGCTAATACAACTGGATCCAACGATGACACATTAAATATATTCCCTTTAAATATTCCAGAAATACCACCGCCACTGCCTCCGCGAAAAGCTGTACTTCTACTAGAATTATTGTATGCACCGCCCGATGCTACTACCGTGTATTCTTGGCCACTTTGAAATAAAATTTGTCCTGTAACTGCCCCTGCGGCGCCACCTTGAATGTTCACTGCCCGATCAACAGTAGCATTGCCGCCAGAGCCCCCGCCTGCTGCCCATAACTTAACATTGGCCAAAAATGTTGTATTTGGTACAATAACATATACATTACCGGCGCCAACCGGTGGAGTGGCAGTAGTGGTGTTTACAGAGTATGTGTCGTTGCCACTAAAAGAAAAAGCACCATTGGCTGTAAATGTCCAAGTGTTTCTATTTCCTATTCTAGGAAAAAATGTAAAGCCCGGCGCTGGCTGTGTTTGAGGACTGCGACCGTGACCAAATGTTCCATCTATACTTCCAATAATAGGCATGTGTTATCCAAAAGTTGAAACTTGACTGGTAGCATTGATAGTACCATTGACATTGTATATAGTGATACTTTGTATATCAGTTTTGTTAGCTCTTACTGTAGGGACAGATCCGTTGTACTGTTTTAAAAGTGTAGTTGTACCATTAATTGACAATGCAGTGGCATACCTAGCAGTAGATCCTTGTTGCAGTACCAATGTTACTACACCGGCCACATTGGCTGTGGCAGGATAGTTAGTTAGTTGCACAGTAAAGTTACCTGCAGGACTTACATGATAAAATATTGTACCTAGACTGTAATCGTGTGTTACTAATCCAGTGGCTCCGTTAAGTACAGTCAACGCTTCCTGTACTTGCTTAATAGTTGTTAAACCATTTACTGTGACATTGTTCATTGGCACATCGGCGGCAGTTGTAACTGTACCTGCGCTGCCAGTGAACCCGGCACCTTGACTGCCAACAAAACCGTTGGTACCATTAGTTCCTGCGCTGCCAGTAAATCCAGTAGTACCTTGACTGCCAACAAAACCAGCACCCTGACTGCCAGTAAAACCAATACTGCCAGTGAAACCTGTGCTGCCTAAGAATCCAGCAACACCTTGGCTACCAGTAAAGCCCAATGGGCCAGTAGGGCCGCCGGCCGGGCCAGTGGCTCCAGTAATACCTTGACTACCAACAAATCCAGTTTCACCTCGTATTCCCAATGCCCCTTGGCTACCAGTAAACCCTAGCCCGCCGGTAGGACCTTGCACACTGCTGGCAGATCCAGTAAATCCTATGCTACCTGTAAAACCTAAGCCACCGGTAGGACCTTGTGCCCCCGGTACACCCTGCGGGCCAGCTGGACCCAATGAACCTGCAGGTCCTGTGGCTCCAATTGGACCCATAACACCGTTGGACCCAGCACTGCCCGAAAAACCTCTTTCGCCTTGCAGACCCTGCAAGCCACGATTACCTACGCTACCCGCAAATCCAAGTTCTCCCTGACTGCCGGTAAATCCAGCGTCGCCTCGACTACCTGCGTATCCACCAGGATCACCTTGACTGCCTGAAAATCCTGTGTCTCCACGGCTACCAGCATATCCTCCCGGATTGCCCGGCACGCCGCTGGCTCCTAGACTACCTGTGAATCCACGAACTCCACTGGGACCATTTGCTCCAGTTGGGCCCCTACTGCCAACAAATCCAGCGCCTTGCTGTCCTTGAGTACCACGAGCACCACTGGGACCACTGGGGCCGCGACTGCCTGTAAAACCTTTTTCTCCAGGTTGGCCAGTTAGACTAAAAGTCCAGCTATTGTAAGTTCCTGTACCTTTTTTAAGATCAGAAATTACAATAATACTCGAGGCCGCTACTGTGTCTATGGGGCCTTCCATCCAATTGTCTTCGTCTTTAATTACACGAACACGCTGTCCTACTGTGTAAGCGCCGGTATCGTTTACCAAAAACGATTTAGTACCGGTACCTATAACCATGGTAGTCGATGAAACTATTCCTGTATATCCTGTTAAAGTTGGCATTCTGTTATCCTGTAATTAAGTATTTATGGGCACTTTTTACTATAAATCTAACAATATACCCAGCACTGCCTGTGCCTGCTGGTCCTGCGGGTCTTGAAAATTCATAGTAGAACGGCGATCTGCTGCTTCAACCTGTGCAATAATTTCTTGCATACTAGGACGACTGCTTGATGGCGGCGCCGCTGCTTGAGTGCCAAACATAGCCGAGGCTACCATACCCTGCATCTGTTGAGCAGCTCGTTGTAGCCTATGTTGTTCTATGGCTTCAATAATGTCTTGGTCTGTCACGAATAATATCCAGGTAAAACTTGTAGATCAATGGGCACACCATAATTTGCATCAACATACGCCGGTGTTTCTGAACTATCGTCTAATTTTATTCTCTTAACAGCTAATTTGTACACACGCTGATCTAAAGAATTCACTGTAGTTTGATTAATAACTATGTTACCACGGCCCTTGGTTATATCTGTAAACGCCACTGTATAATTAGCCACAGTGGTTGCACTCTCTGGATCTTGCAGATGTACTTGCACATCATAGCCTGTAAGGTCAACTGGCTTGTTGTCTTGATTAGATATGACAATTTGTATAGGGTTGTCTACTCCCTGATAAACTTTTATGGGGTGGCTATACACAGTTCTTTTCCTTACTGTAAAGATTGAAGGGTCAGTAATTTGGACCTCCAAGATTATCGGATATAAATATGCTTTGAGTGTTTGCATTATTTGTGCGGACTTTTATATATTTATCGCAGTTTGTGGAAGAAAACTACATCAAAACATTACTAGCACAATACCCCTTTATAAGTTATTTGACTTACGGGGGCAATGACTACATAGGCATCGTACAGAATGTCGATGACATCATCACCACTATCTACGACTTTAGTGTGCTGAGAACCGAAGAACAAAAAACTAGATTCTTAGAACTAGGAGATCAGTGGTGGTGGGAAAGCAATAGGCTGATACCTATTAATGTATTCTTAAAATCAGACTGGTTTGAATTCCGGGTCTGTTTAAAAACTATGAACAGCAAAGATGTAAAGATACACTTTGGTCCTCATGTCAGTCTCAAAGAAATAGCTGCTAAACGCAGCAAACGCCGATCAATTACCTTGGTTCGCAAGGTCAGCTAGCAAATTCATATGTACAATCACTAGGTGTGCATAGGCCACGCTATGTGATTTTTTAAAATAATAGCTGTTGTCATTGGGTTTATCCCAGACTGTAGCAGCCACTTCTTTCCAAGTCCGTCCAATTAAATGGCGTTTTCCGGGCCGAATCACGGCCAAAAACATAGCCATGCGCCCAATGGTATTCACTGCCTCGGGCATTTTAATCAATGTATTATAGTGATTACCAATGTGTATAAGTTGGCTGCAAAAGTCAGGATCGTATAGTCTATCCCAAGGGGGCTCTCGATTCATTAATTCCACTAAGTGGTCTTCGCTCTTTACCTGGGAATATATGCCCACATTAAGAAAGTCTAGCTTGATGTAACCAAGATTTTCTGCCTGTGCATGGTCAATGCTGGCACAGCCCAAAAACGGATCTACAGGTATGTCCGTGACATAAACACCTGTGTTATGACGCACAGGACCCGAATCTCTGACAATAGTTGCAGGTATATGGCGAATCAGTTTAAGTATCTGTTCGCGATTACCAAAGTCTATATCAATATCACTGCGAAATTTCATCGACATATTTTAATGCGAACCAGCTGGCCAGTTCCTCCGTGTAAAAACTAAAAACGGTGTGTTTATTATAAACTTCATCACCGCTAAAATTGTCCCATTGTGGTGGCTTATAAGCAAAGTCAAAGTCCCGGCCTTGCACTAAACCAAGTTGGCGCAGGTCCCGAACTATGTCTAATACATCCGAAGGACTTTTATACATAATATATATTTCTATCACAGTCCTGCCGCTTGAAGTATCTGCTGTGTGTGTAAGCGATCGGCAGTATAGTCATGGAATTTCTTAGTCCAAAAGTCAGGATCAATCCAGGGTACAACCATTTCTAACTGTGTTTCATCTAAGGTATCCAAACACTCGATACCACTGTTGCAGTTGTAAATAATCCATGGTGTTATTCTGCCTGTACAGATATGATGGCAGATTCTATTTGTGTTGCCGTACCTAAAATAATCTGCCAGTCCGTTCTTTAAATCTGTGTTGTTATCTGCATATTCCTGCATTTCTTTAATGCCACGCTCCAATGCATCTGCATAGTTCTCACGGCGCAAATATTCTACCAGCCATTCCTCGTAAAGGCTGTCTTTGCACCAGTAATCTAGCTTTTTATTGTTTTTAAGTAGCCACTCGGTGAAGTTATTTGTGTTCACACAACGAATAGTAACACAGTATCTACCGTACTTGACAAAGGCATTGTAATAAGGACTACTGGCAAAATTATCATAGGTCTTTAGCTTGGCTGAACCTTGTGTGACTTCAAAGAATCGCAAATAGCTACGAAAACCAAACTGTACACCAGTTTCGTTTTGCTGTTGATGCCTGCGCTTTTGTTCGCAGACATGCGCCGCTAGTGTACTCTCCTTGCGGAACTCTTTGTCGCAGTACCGACACTTATAGGTCTGACTTAATTCGCTTGTCGTCCCATCCATGTTCTCTAGCCAAATTTTTAAGATCGTCTTTGCTGTTAAGTTTTGCGAGTAGTTCAATTTCGTCGGCTTTGGCAGTTGGATAAATTTCCGTTAGGAATCTAATTGCTTTGTTGTCTTTTTCAGCTTTCTTTGTAGGCAACCAATAATGTCGTTGACTGCCCATGTTAGGGCTGACTGTGGTACACATTAGCCATTGAAACTTTTTGTGCTGACTGGTGCTGATATCAAAGAAATGCTTGTTAACACGCTCGTTAGTGGCCATTAGGTACCAGGACTGCATATCTGCACTACCTTCGACGCTGGCGCTGTAGCGTAACATCAGGTAAGGACTAAACTTTTTCTTTTCCTCGTCTGTAAGGCTGTCATAAAAATTTCGATCCTTACGATCCAGGGCCGCTGTTTCACTTTTGATTGTTAGCTTATCTTCGCTCATAGCATATTATACACTCTGCTTTTTATTTTTTCAAGCTCTTGATTTTCCTTTATTTCATTTCTGAAATCGGCGATAGCTTGATTGTATATGGGTTGTTCGAGTTGATGTAACTCTCCAACATTGGTCAGTTTTCCGGTAGTTGTAGCAAATGGTGTATAAAAGAATGTATCTGTGACTAGGTAGTTAGTGCGTTTGACTAACAAGCAGGTGTCGAAGATCCAGTTATCCCCATAATAAATCTTTAGCCCATCGGGTACAGGCCTATACCAGCTTTTGTGTACAAACATAAGACAACCAAATCCGTATGTATGTTGTCCGGTCCAGGGTATAACACGACCGATGCCTGCTTCAAATGGAGGCTGATTAAATTCTTTTACACCAGGACAAATACCAACTACACCACTGTCTGGATTCAATACTGTGTCTACCCTATTAAAAATTTTACTATCAAATACAACATCGTCGTTGGCAATGCAAACTTTGTCGTATGTAGATTCTCGAACTCCAATGTTCCATGCAGGGTTAACCCCAATGTTAGTGCCAAACACCATCATCTTAAACTTAGGATGTGTCATTGGTAAGTTTGCGGGCATCTTTTCTATGTTATTATTAATTACAATAACTTGACCCACCGCCGGAAATTCCAATAAGTCTGCAAGGAACTCCGGAAAGAAACTACAATTCCACATTGTAGGAATGACCACACTGTACATCAATGATTCCTTTTTCCATCAAACACGCAGTTAAACAGTAAATTCTGTTCACCATCGTTGATTACCCGATGGAACGCACCGTCGGGAATTAGAATAATGTCGCCGGCACTGACTCGAAACTTTTCTTCGTTGATGAACATCATTCCTGTGCCTTGAACAAAGAAATAAACTTCTTCTTGGCCAGCATGAATATGACCACGAGTGGCCTGACCACGGTAAAGTTTAGTACTGCTTAGTACCAAGTTTTTTAATGTTTTATTATCTTTAAGTAAGTAGGTTTCGTTGTCTTTGACAACTTCCCCACCAATGTCATGTTCGTGATACTTGAGTTTCATTACCAAACCTTGCTGTAATCTAGAACTTCGCTGACTCTGCTGATTTCCTTAACGCAGTATACACAGAGACTGCCTTCTTTATTGCCTTCTAATGGAATGGCCAATAGTTGTCCGGGCTTGAGTTTTGGAAAGTACCACTTAACATCTTGATAGATGTCAACAATCTCAACTGGCATAAACTCGGGCCTAAAGCTACTGAGAGGATTAAAACAAAACACGCTAAAGCCACGATCGTTAATACTGGTTAGCGGTACAACTTCTAGGTCTCCTAGATCTTTTTCGCCAATCAATATTTGCCAGTCCACTGGCATTTTAATAATGTGTTCTCCAATTTTCAGTACCAGCGCAGGACTGTTAAAACTTTCTAAAAAGATCAACGGAATGTAAAAGTAATCCGGGTCTTTAGGGTCACTGTTGTCTAAGACACAGAAGCGAAGGTCTTCTACCTCGTCGGGTATTTCATTCATTTCGTATGCTATATTTTCTAAGGTTAGTATTCTCATATGTTAATTAAATTTTTATATTTGATCACAAACTTGTCAAAAGTCAATGACCTTTTTGTGTCATTATCCAAGACTAAGGATAATAGCAGTCTGGTTGTTTCAACATTTTCCACACTGTGGTAATATTGTACATTGTAAGCATGCCAGGTTTCAACTGGAATTTGAACTCGATAATCTATCTCTAGTTCCTCATAGCGAGCATCTTGGGCGGTTGACAAATCAGGATCAGTTCTTCCTGTTTTGTATAAAACTGTTTCTACGTTAGAACCACCTGCTAGTAGAAGATAATTTACTGCTATTCTTCTAACACGGTCACAATGCGGAGGAGTACAAGCAGGCAAACCATCTGTATGTGTATTTTTAATTTTACCAAGGATAGCAGTAAAATTAGTGCCAAAATAAGGAGCAAACATCTTGTTTAACTCTATTTGTAGTTCTAGGGGTAAAACTGCATTTTTGCGTCCATAGACATGACTGGCAACTCTTATCGAATCTCCATACCATTGCTGAAGTCTACGCACAGTGTCCATATCATTGGGCAATTGTTCGCCAATGCTTAACAATCTTTCTTGTATGTGATTGGGCACAGGTGGTATGTTTAGATATGCAAATTTCATTGCCACTCTACTTTCTTAATTGAGTACGGGTAGTTAGCCTCGTTATAAAACTGTTTACGCTTAGTTAGGTGGCGCTTACTAAATTTGCAGGTGCTGGTTACATCCCAGATCTGGACGAATTCTTTATCTTCAGCTTTTCTAATGCCTCGCCCAATGCTTTGTATAACGCGAGTAAAGCTCTTTCCGGGTTCCAAAAGAACCAGATTAAAAATCCTAGGAATATTAATACCCACAGCGGCCACACCGTAAGTCGCCACAATAATCTTGTCATCACTAATCGCAACTTCATCATATTCTTCCTTACGATCCTTTGCCTTGGTTGCACCGCTAACGAAGACTGCACGATCTCCGAGTCGCTCTACTAACTTTTTACCACTGTTAACACGATCCACCAGTACCAGTGTATTACCTGTACCATTGATTTCTAATATCTTACCTGCTAGGTAATCCATTCTAGCGTCTGTTTCTACTAGATACTTTAGTTCACTCTGATAGTTTGGATATTCTACAAAGTCAACTAACTGCAAAACATTCACATGACACTGTGCAAGATGTCCGGCATCCTGTAAGTCCTTGGCTGCTAGTTTGCCTACTAGGCTACCTAGGCCACAGTATATAGCCTGATACGCATATTCCTCTTTGGGAATTGTTCCTGTGAGTCCCCAACGAATTGGCACACGAGCAAAGATACCAGTGAGTAGACTTTTCAGTGCATCGGCCTTGGCCATATGCACTTCATCCACCATTACGCAGACCACATCATCAATAAACTCTTGAATAGTACAAGGTGCTTCGCCGCTCTGTGTATCTTTAAGTAGATTGTTAAGACTTTGCCATGTGCAGATAGTATGCTTTCGGCCCCAGTCTTTACGATCACCGAAGTAAACACCAACATCCAATCCTAGGTTTCTATAATCGTCCTCGGTCTGTGTCACCAGACTCTTGTTAGGCACAATAACAATACTGCGACCGTACTGCTCTACACTCCAACTCAGGGCCGCGGTCATCAGTGTCTTACCAGCCCCAGTGGCAATTTCTTGCACACTTTGCGGATTCTTTAAGAAGTTGTTGACAATCTCTAACTGGTAATCTCGCAGTAAGATAGGATCTCCGGCTCGGGGATGACCCTTAGGCCACTTGCAGTGGAAGAAAGTTGTTTCAAGTATTTCACTGAACTCAAAGCTAGTTTTGTATTCTCTAAGATCTTCTACTTCTACATCGTATCCTTCTTTGTCAAGATAGGCTAAGATCTCAGGAAGTAGATTAATGTAAGTACTGCCACCAAGTTGGAAATAAGAAACTTTGCCATCCCAACGACCTAACCTTACACTTGGTTGATATCTTGCGCCAGGTATTTCATACTTAAATTTGTTTACCAGCGTCTTGCGATCACCCAGGCTCAACCCTTCAATTTTTACATTAACTTCGTCTTTAATTATCAGTGTTGCCTGCAATTTGTGTTGCCTCTTTGTTATATGTGGTGGCAGTGTAGTACACCACCTTTTCAGCGACTTGTAACATGGCCTGTTTCTCACCACCGTAAAGCATAGCGTTGGTACTTACTAAAATAGGTATGCGCTTATGCCAAGAACGCTTTATTTTGCTAAAGTATACAATCTTTGCCTGCGCTAAGTCAACCTCTAAATTGTTGCGTCGATCTGCAATGTCAACAATCTCATTGGGTTCGAACATTGTTTCAAGAGTTTTACGCAGTCTGAGACTGGCATCGGGTTCATAGATGCACAAGGGCCAACGATCTGCAAGTTTACAGTACTGTACTGCCGACTCTAATAGGTCTCGGCCATCGCTGTTTGGGTCCATTCTAAGCACATGGCTTTCTTTGTTAGCCAGTAACCCTGCAACAATAGGATCGTACTCTTTGGTAACTGCCGCAACAACATCGGGCTGTACTACATAACCCAGAACTGGTGCGTAGTCAACTAGTTTTAAAAGATTTCCAGCCCCAAAGCCACCCAATTGATTTTGTACATAATTGACTAAACTTTCGGCGGCATTAGAAATATAAATTTTAGATCCATCAAAGCACAGTTCAATTTTGTATCCTTGTTGTTCTACATCAAGTATTAGATCCATGTAATCTAGTACAGTTTGATCAATATTAAAACCATGCTTGGTTCCAAAAGACACTGCCCAATTGATGTTATGTTCAGTTAATGCCAGCTCCCAAAATTTCATGTCTCGATTGAACTTAAACTTGCCCAGGCTTTCTTTGGAGGCCGCAGTAATCTCAGGAACCATTACTTTGTCATAGGGGAACTTGACTGTGATTTTATCTTGGGCAATTGCCACAATCTTAGATCTATCAATAACGCGAACAGGATGCCTAAACTGCGGATTTTGCACACTTGGCAAAACATCCACTCCGTGAGAAGCAAACTGTCTTTTGTACTTGTCCACAAGTTTAATAGCTAACTCGGCCTGTCTATCGGTCAGTGATCCGGTGCTACTAGTTTGAGTTGCCATACTTGTAACTATGTTAACATCGTACCTGGCCAAACTGATTACTTTAGTACCAGTACCAAAAATATTAATAGGTCCCGGCGTCTTACCGGAAGCTGAAATTTCCCTGTAGCCGCCTAGAACTTCTAGGTAATCCTCGATGTGTTGAAATGTAATCATAAGAGTATTATACACTATTTAAAAACATAGATCAAAAAAAAGCCTGCCGAAGCAGGCTTAAACCAACTGCAACTAAAAAAGGAGCTAGACAGACGTTGCAGTTGGGGTATTCATTTCAGTTTTACATGGCGCAGTTTCCAGTTAATCCATGCCAACACAAAACACAGTAGAGCCTGTCCGTAGCTCTGTGTGGCCAGACTGTCAAGTCCGGCGGTAACTAACACACCAATTAAAAACCAAGTAACGGGCACATCATTTTCGTTGTACCATTGTTTAAATTTTTCCAACAAAGGACCTCCTACCTATATTCCTTATCCATATTTACATCAGTAAGGCCGGCAATGGTTTGAAATTGGTCCCAGGCTTCTTTGGCCGCTACATTATTTTCCAAATCACCATCTACTAGAACAGTCTCTAGCCAGAACTCTGATCTACGGGAAGGGTACGCTCCAAACTTTCGGGGCTGATGTATGCGTCCAGTAACCCAAAGCTCGTTGACAACTGCAAATGTTGCGTCATGATCCAATCCAAGCCACTCAGGATTCAAACTTTGATAACCGTTCCAGATTGATTCCCATTGCTCGGAATCAGTAGGATCAAAATCTGTACGAGTGATAAGAATTAACACATCTTTGATATCAATATGTCCTTCAACGATATCACGAACGCAACGGCTAAGACTCAATCCTACTTTCATATTAGATCCTTATTTGGGCAACATCAACGATGTCATATTGCTGGGCACAACAATGGTCTGTACCTTGCCGTTCTTGATACCTTCTGAGATATTGAGTGCAGCCTGAGCATTCATAAATGCAATGCTACTGGCTGAGTTATTGGCCAGAGCAGCCATACGGCGTGATTCTGCTTCAGCGGTCTTAACTTCAATTTCTTTTTGCTTGAGTTCGTTCTTACTGCGAACCAATGCGTTGGCACTTTCCACAACAGCATCTGCTGGTACGACATTACGAATCAGCACTTGGCTAATCATAATAGTACCGTCTAACTTTTCTTCAGCAAGGTTACGAACAATTTCTTCCTTGATGAAGTTTTCCATTTCACTGCGATTGTCTGCCATGTCCAAGGCTTCGTACTTTCGTGCCGCTTTGTAGATAGCGTTACGAGCATTTTGAACAATGTAGTTGTACATCAGGTAAGTGTCGCCCTTGCTCTCGATATGGAAACTACGATTCTTAGAACTGTAAAGTTCAGCCACTTGTTGCGGATTGATGTTGTAAACGACCACAGCATCAAAGTCCTTCATTGTACTGTTGTCTTTGGCAACAGGGGTCATGTCGTTCAATGTAACATTGACATCCTTGATAGGGAATGTAAGTACATCGCCGATCAAGACTTGGTTGAACGAGCCGGGCAAGAGTTCTCCACTTTGCACCTGCTTGTCAAAACCAACTCGAACACCAACTTCGCCAGTTTCGATACGGGTACAGCCTGTGGCAAGAACTGCGGCGGCCAAAATAGATAATGTTGCGATTCGTTTCATTTAAAGAACTCCAGTTGAAAAAAGATAAACGGTAATAAGTGCGCCAATGGCCATGTAGGCAATGCGTCCAAAAGCCTCAATGGCAAGTTGTGATTTGGTCATGTTAAAAAAGAATGTAAATAAATCCCAGTAGCACCGATGCTACTAGCCCACACAGTGTAGCAAAGACTATAGTTTTTGTCAACTGCCATCGTACCTGGCCTGTGCCTTCACGCCACATTGTGATAAAGAATCCGATTGCAACACAAAGTAAAATCCAAACACTTAAAATTTTAATCATATTAATTTCCTTATCGGAAGAGGTCTTACATCACGCACACTTGACGCAAATGCCTCTTACGCACACTGCAGGGGTAATTTAGGCAGGCTTCATGCAAGTAGTCTCAGCCATGCGCTTCCAGTTCAGCGGAAAGCTCTTACGCAGATCCGCAATCTTGAGCGCCATACGCAGACTCATTTCACGCAACTTGTTCTTGTTGGTGTCCATGAAGTCAACAATCTCGTCCTGCACCACAGGCTCAAAGTCGTAGTCTTGAAACAGCATGCCATCTTTGGCAATCTGCTTGATACGCAGGATCTTGTCACGCATAGTGTCAAGAGTCAGGTCCAAGTAGTGGCAACGACTTTGCAGTGCATCCAAGTGGTCACGAAGCTTCTGCGACTTCATGGTGTCAAATTTGAGGTTAGTAATAAAGATCACAGAACCTTGGAACTCAAACTGGTCCGGGATGCCTTCGCGACGCAGAGTCGAGCTCTCGCTCAACCAAGAAATCTTACGCTTCTTGCCGCTGTCAAGTGCGCCCTTGAGCAAGTTCAGCGACACATCGTCGAGCAGAATGCTGTCGCAGTCGTCAAACACAACCACACAGTTCGCGTCAGAATACTTGTACAGAGTCTGATACAGGCCAATAGGCGTAGCCGAACCCTTAACAACTTCTGCACGAAGGCGCTTGCCGGCAACACGGTCGAACAGGCAAGCCTTCTCAACTTCTTGCTCAACGCCGTAGCTCTTGCCAACACCAGGAGGGCCACTAACAATCATCGCACGGATGTCGCCATTGGTAGCAGCCTTAGTCATTTCCGTAAGGATTTCAAAACGCTCACGGATACGGGTCATTGCTGCCTCGTCGGACTCGGATCCAACTTGCACAGTCGTGTCTTCCGCAGGCTTAATAAACTCGCCGCTGACAAATTCGTAGCTGGCAACGCCATCTACCTTAACGCGGATCTCGTCGGGGAAGCCGGGAAACGCACCATTGTTAATAACAGTCACATACCCACCTTTGGCAGTCTGCTTATACTGCTCAACAAGTTCAAAAGTCATGCCGCTAACATCGGTAGTACGATAAGCACCAGACTTGATACGAATAAACGCTTTAGACATGCTAGCTCCTGTGTTGTTTAATATGTGTATATTATAGCAAGAAACGGACGACTTGTCAACCGTTTTACAATTACCCGTTCTTTTTGGCGGGTTTTTGCTTGGCTTCTTTTGTTGCAATTACGCCACTGTATGCACCACTTTTAGCCCTGTGAATAAGGCCCGTTTTTGTGAAAGTAATGGTGCCGCCAGTGCTGGAAGGAATACTGTTTTGCATGAAAGCCTTTTGTTGTTTAAGTATTAATTATACTGGATTTTGGACTGATTGTCAACCGTTTTAAGCACCTGTTGTGTAATTACAACACCACCATATGCTTGCTGGAACTGTAGAGCTACAGTTTCTAGGAAAAAAGTGTATACTTTACCATTACCAGTGATCAGTGTGTACTGCATTGCCTAGTCCTGTTTATTGCTGTCTATGTGTTATTTTAGCAAAAAATGGACAACTCGTCAACCTTTATTTTCCATAACATAAGTGAACAGGATCCACTTGGCGCGGTTAAGCATCTGGCGGATGTCTTCGTTTACCATGCTGTCACCGTTGCTAAAGGACAACATTTCTTGGCAATCGCTCATTAGGCTAGCCGCATACATAGCAGGCCCCGAAAAGCGGAAAGTCAGGCTTTCTTCCACTGCTTCGCGCATCTGTGCTTCGGTGCAACCGTACATACGAACTTCGCGTTTTTGTTGCTCGGTAAGTGCATTGTAAACTGCTGTCATTTGCGGCTCCTTTGTTGCTTAGTATGTCACTATTATAGCGGTTCTAGCCCGTTTGGTCAACCGTTTTTTTGTGGTATTTTAGCCACAAAAAACCCGCCAAAAAGGCGGGTTTTTCTACTCTGCGTTTGCTTACGCAATTACAGAGTAACGAGGACTGTTTAGAGTCTGTAGCATGACGCTAGCAGGATTCATGTCCTCTGCGGCCAGGATCGACTTCATGATTGCTGGGCTGAATCCGGAGACCAACGCAACATTCTTCTTGTCAAACTTAACCGGCGCATTGCCAGAGCGAGCGTTCAAGTTCCAGAACACAATGTTAGGAACACTGTATCCTGCTTCTGCAAACTTGCGTTCGATCATTTGCATAGCACTGTCATCGTGGCGAGCACAGTGGTTGAATTCCATGTCCGACATCACAAGGATGTACTTAGGCATGTCCTTGGCCGCCACCTTGCCCTTGACAGCGTACTTGAGAATTTCTTCAAAAGCGCCGTGCAAGTTGGTGCTCATACCCCACTCTGCGCTTTGCAGTTGGTTCAACTTGTCTAGCAAGTTACCCTTCAGGACTTGAAGCTTAGGCTTTTCGCTGAAGGTCAGGAACATGTCCTTGAATGGACCAGTGTTCTTGTCTGCTAGGTATAGACCCAACGAAACGCAAACATCCATGCAAGTCAAGTTCTTGTTACCGGCTACACCAATACTCATAGAACCGCTGACATCGCAAACTGGCAGAACCAGTTCGTCGCCGATGTAACTAGGCAATGCATCCCATTGGGCTTGGATTACCTTGTCGTCTCCGCCAAAGGCACGAGACTTGATTACATCGTAAGGATAAACAGCCGCGGCATTTACCTTGGCTTCGCCAGTGCTCAACTTGGCCTTATAGGCTTCGTAGCCAGCTGGGTCGTGCTTCTTAAAAGCCTTTTGGTAACGAGCCGCGGCCAACGAAGGCACATGGCTGTAGTTGATTTCAGGCCATGCGTTTGCACACATCTTGGATTCAACTACATTGGTTAGCTCAACTAGGCTCTTACGGTAGAACTTTGGGCTCATACCAAAGAAGGTACGGATTTCAGCGGCCAGAGGACCTTGACGAGGCATCCACTTAGCAGCCAGACCATTGCGTTCACGCAAAGCGTCACCCAACAGAGCCCAGGCTTTTTCCTTGAACTCGCGAGTCTGGAAGACCAGGAGGTCATCCCAACGACCAAATTCTGCCAAGTGCGGCAGAATACGATCAAGGTGCTTAGGGTAGTTCTTTTCAAGACTCAACAGAATCTTACGAACTACTTCGCGTTCGCCGGCGCCACCACGGACATCACGAGCCCAGGCCAGCAGTCGCAGAGCCAGAGTGTCGTCTTCCATGAGAGCACGGGTGAATTCTTTGGACAGGTCCTTGCCACGGCTTGCACCGATAGTGAAGAACAGGTCCACTAGAGAGCTCTTGCTGGATGCAAAAGTCTTCATGCCGTTTGCAGTACGGCTTTCTACAGGTACACTTTGTACCGCTTGAACAAATGAGTTCATCGAATTTTTCCTTTCAGGTTACATTTTAAATAAATGCTGTCTATAACCTTATAAACAACAGGATGGTCGAAACAGTAAAGTTTATTATTCTGGTCTACCTTTATCCCCAACATCGGTTCAGTTTCTTAGACCATACCAACATTCATGTTGGCTAGTTTGTGTTGTGTCTGTACAAACATCATACCAAGTCTTTCCAAGGTGTCGTCAGTTCCGTTAGCGTCTGGTTTCCCAGATAAAGCCTTTGCGGGCCACTGTCTACTGCATTAAGTGCATCAGTATGTTTTAAATTGCTGTATCCATCCTAGGATAAATCAACAGGTTAGTTGTTGGCTGCTTTTATTTGACTCAGGCCACCACTCTGAGCTCGCTAGTCCTGTTTCAATAAGCACCTTCAACGCTAGGTAGTTTTACCTACTTCGCTCCAGTGACTTACCACGGTGTCTAGCAGTCCATATTAAATGAAATTTGCTGTACCTAACCTTAATTCTTACAATAGTGTCTATTGTATACGGAAAATTATTTAGTGTCTAGGACTAATTTGTCCGTTTTTATGCTAAATTTGGCTGTGTGGGATATTTTCGGGCTAACCAGTCTAGATTGGTTCGGCCTGGGTTGGGTTCATACCAACCACGACTACCATCATAGACTCGGCTAATACTGTAGAAGAATTCTTCGTACATTAAGCCAACTTTGTCAAAGCTAAAGTTTTCGCCCCATTCGCGGCAGTTCTTAGGATTAATACGATGTACATTCTGTGCCGCCCAAGTCAACTGCTCAAAGGTTCTACAACGGTAACCAGTGACACCATGCAGGTTTAGTTCGCCAAAGCAGGCCCAGTCTGTGCTGATTACAGGTGTGCCACTTAGCATGGCTTCAATTTGTACGCCACCAAATGGCTCGCCGTAGAGTGTACAAACAAACTGTCCTTTTGCACGACTCATCAGTCTACGGCGCTTTTCTACATCTGCGTAACCCACAAATTCAACGCCAGGCGTGTCTTTGCGATAGCCCATGCTTTCAAGATTGCCCTGGCCGGCCACTACTAACTTTGCACCAATTTCTTGGCAAACCTGTATGGCAATGTGTACACCTTTGTGCTCACCAATACGACCTAGATATAGATAGTAATCGTCTTTTTCTTCGCTGTAGTCAAAGTCGCGTAGGTCAAAGTAGTTAGGTATGACTGCATCGTACCAACTGTAGTGTCCAGGGCCGGATACCGCAGTCATACCAAACCATGCAGCCATAATGCTTTGACTTTCGAACACACGATATGGTGCAAACACTCCGCCGGGGTAACCAATTCCAGGCTCAACCACTAACATGTCTGGATGTGCGTCTGCAATGGTCTTGTGTCCCCAACCCCAAAAGCACAGTAAAAAGTCACCTTTTTGCTTACGATGGCCAATCTCTTCGATGGCATGTTTGTAAAAGTGTGCGTATGCGCTGTCACCAAGATCGTACTTAAATGTGTTGGCACGCCAGTCATGGCCGCCATAGGCGCCAGCCAATACTGTGTCATTGGTCACTGCAACATTTTCATCGCAGGTTACATCGCTTTTGTCGTGTCCATAGTGTATAATTGTATGGCCGCGAGCTTTCATCATTTCGCAAAACTTGACAACCTTTTGCGTAAAGGCACAGGCCACATAGTCTTTGTTACTAATAGTGTGTGGTATACCCAACACATGGAATCTAAATTTCATCGTAGTTCTAATATTGCAAAAAATTCATTGCTGCCATGGGCAGTTTCGTAAACTCTGTTTATCTTCCAAGGAATCAAATCTAACTTGGTTAAGATGTCAATGTTGTAAAAGAAACTGGCAGGGATAAATTGCCAATTGTGTGTGTCCACATACTCAGTGTCCACGGTATCAGCCTTGGACATGCAGTCTTTAATTTTTTGTATAAAAGAGTCAGACGCAGGATATACAAATGGATCTTCGCCGTGATTGCCATACCAGTGCATACCTGACTCATTATGCGACATGAATACATTATTTTCTAACACTGATTGGTAAGTGTTTTTTATTGCACCATTGCGGTATGCGTGAATCATTTTAGGAAAGTGTGTTAGAGCTTGCCAATGATCAAAACAATATCTCTTGTCAGGGATAGCCAAATAATATTTTGTATCTTTGCTAGCGGCCAGGGTGGCCACTTCTTGCAAATGATTTATAATATCCGGTATATGTTCTATGTTATGACTACTAAAAATGTAGTCAAATTTCAGATCGGTGGCAAAAGTTGGTCTAGCCAGTGGATCTATCGCGATATGAATAGTGTCAGGGATAGTGCTACCATCATGACCAAACAAAGAAACATTCTGTCTAATCTGTTCTATGCTATACATGTCCGCATAGTAAACATTGTGCTGTGGTTTACTATACACAGGTTTTGCATACGGACCGATTTCAAGCATGGTCGCGCCTGCAGGTATCAGAGCGCAGAATTCCGGGCGACTAGTAGGGTTGACGATCATTTGTAAGCACTTTCTGGATAGGTGTAGTGATAGTGCCAGCCCGGATAACTACCTTGGTTGTCATGATTACCACCATGGCTACTGTGAACTTCTGCGGCCACAGGGTCGCCGGAACCGATCCAACCTTCGTGATCAAAACGCCAGTTATTGTGTATTCCGTCCATGGCATAGCCAGTGATTTCGCTGACTGTACCAGGGGTGTACTCGTCAGGATGCTTTAAAGGTTTTAGTTTTTTAATATAACTAGACCTAGCCCACCAAAAGTTACCGCTGTAATGCTTCCAGTTTCTAACTACTCTATCAACACCAAGAAAAGGCTCGTCAATCCAATTGGTTCCTACTGTGTCAAATTCGTTGTCTAGTTCTTCAATACAGTCCTGGTAGCGATCAATATTCCAGTACTCCATGTACTCTCGCCAATTTTGTACACCAATATTATTTAGATGTGAAACACCTTTAAGATGCCAGTACATAATGTATTGTTCTTCTTCTAGCTGATCACAGTACTCTTTAAGAAACTTTAATCCAGCGTACTCATAGTTTTTTGTAGCAGTATCCACATGAACCATGCGTACATTGCTGTTGTTCTCTAGTAGGCGTGCTAAATCTAAAAAGTTAGTCAGCTGGCCATTCATCATCACAAATACAGTTTTAGCTTTGGTAGCTAACTCGCTTTGGCAAAAACGAATCATCTGCTTGAGCATGAGATCACGGCCACCGGGCAGATCGCAGACATTATAAAATACAACAATGTCAGTCATTGATGGCTGCTCCGTTGGGTGCAATATTGCCACTGATGCCTACTATATCTTTTTCAATGACTTTTTCTTTGTCAAGAAACTTATACAAACAATGTTCAATATCTACATACCCGCGAGCATTGAGTCGCTGGTACATATACTGTAAACTGTTTTTGTAAGCTTCAATGACTTCTTCTGTGAGGTCGGCTGGCCAACTCCATAGCCTGCTCATATACTGACGATCGACTTCTGTAAGGTCATAGGGAAATTGACTACTACGACTAGCGCCTACAACAACACAATGTTTGACCTTATATTGGTTGTAGTACTCGATGTCAAATTGATCTGTGAGCGTGTAGCGTCCACTGATTTTAAAAAACCTATCAATATCATCAAAGGCTGTACTGTCGATGATGGTTTTTAGTGCGCTTTTAAAGCACATAACTTCTGTGACATTTTTTACCACATCCCAGTTGTCTGTACTGTTGTATAGATTTACAACATTTGTGTCAGAAGTAAAATCAATAAGATGATCTACTTTGGATGTCAACAGTTGTCGTTGATCTTCTGTGAGAGCAACACCGGCCATTTCCAGCAAAAACAAACGGCATTTAGGAATACGCTGTCTTACGCTGTCAATGGTCTGTAGTGTTTGCTCGATTCTTTGCTCAGTGCTGTAAATGCCAAATTTGGTATTGATGGCACTGGTTACTAAAACTCCATATTTCATGTGTGTGCGTTATTGAATTATAGTGTACTTAGCACAGGCAATTTATTCGTCAGCAACTTTATCAGCTTCAAGGTACTGTTTAATTACACGAAGAGCTTTGCGGCTAGTATCGTAGACATATTCCTTGGTTTCATCATCTGTGGTAACTACCAGGATAAAACCATTGGCGGCTTTACGAATTTCAATTGATTCAAACATTGCGAGTCCTTTGTTTAGGGGTTATAACTCGCTTAGTATAGTTGATATTTTTATAAAGGTCAAGTCGATTGCTTGCCTAAAAACGGCAAGAACAATCTGCATGGATCGAATTCCCACCAACGCCCGCTGGTGCCCGAACCAAAATCATAGGCGGCAGGACGAGCATGATGATTGTTGTGCCAGCCTTGTCCCCATCCGAACCATCCTAACCAAATGTTGTTATGACTATTGTCCGCAGTTTCGAAATTTCTATAACCAAACATGCCTTTATAATGTCCGTAGACATTGACTGCATTATCTTGTACTGTGCCAAAAGCTCCAGGGATCCAAAATAGTGCAAAGGCCAACTGCCAGTCAACCAAGGCCACTGCCAGCGGCACTGCCCACAGTAACTTATAATGCCAGTCATGGAACCAAACTACATTTTTCTTGCGTAGAAGA